AAGCATTAGTTCCATCGGTTGTGCTGCTTGTAAACGCATCTACGAGTGCACGAGACCAAGTAGTTCCATTTGTGCTATAATAAACTTTGTTTTTTGTGCAGGTTGCAACAAAGTTACTGCCACTGCCGTCAACAATATAACGCAGTCCAAGAATATCATAATATCCAACAGTTTGGCTTGTCCAAGTTACGGCATCGCTACTGGTGATTATAGTTCCGCCTTTACCGCCAGCGACAAATGTGCTGTTACCATAAGCAATTGCATAAAGTGGAACGCTTACTGTGCTTGTTTGTAGAGACCAAGTTGTTGCATTATTGCTTGTATAAACTTGTCCAAGTTCAGTAACCAATACAAACTTGCTAGCAGCATAGGTTACAGCATTAATATTTGTATATGCAACTGCACCACTCGCTGACCACACTGTGCCATTAGTAGAATATATGACAGTTCCATTTGCACCAACTGCGACAAAATAGCCACCACCATATGTTATATCTAATAAATCTTGGCTTGTTCCACTGATTGTGCTGGTCCAAGTAGTTCCGTTAGTGCTGGTAAGAATATTGCCACTTGTTCCAACTACAACATAGATTGTTCCATTATAAGCAATTCCATTATAAACAGCTTTTGCATTACCAGTCTGCGGATTATAACCAGCATCGGTATTTTCAAAATTATAAAGATTGGCTAAGTTTAGAATATCACTGTATTCTGTGAGAATTTCAGTATTACCAGCTTGCGGTGCGCCATCTGTAACTAAACCATTACCAATAAAAAGGCGACGTTGGTCAATTACATAGCCTAATTCTGCTTTGGCTAATTGCGGTAGATTTTCTAATAATCCGCTACGATGTTGTATACGGCTAATTTGGACGATTGACATGCATATCTCTCACTATAGAGATATTTATGGTTTATCTACATAGAATTGCCAAACTCTATCCCACCAAGCACCAGTCCAATGCTCAAATTCATCACCAGTAATAACCCAACGCTGTGGTTCGCAATCTTTGCTGCACATTAAGATTACTATTTGTTTGATATCCGTACCAAAAACCTCATTGTGAGCAGCAGCATATGCCGCACCTTGCATAAAGTAGTCGTGAATCCACTCTGTTTTCTTAGGTTTGTTAGTTTGTTTATAGTCAATAATACTTGGTTTACCATTATACACACCTACAAGGTCAGTAGTACCAGCATATAATTCAGGATAATATAATCCTGTTTCCATGCCCCAATATTCTTGTAGTTGACCTTTAAGATATTCATCAATAATTGTGGTTGCCATCTTTGCACCTTGTTGGTGCACGGTATTACTACCACTTTTTAACTCGCCAAATTCAAGCCAATTTTCAAGTTGTTTGTGCATACTTGTTCCGCGACCAGCAGCTTCTGTAGTAATAGCCTGTGCTTTTTCAACACCAACACGCTGCTTCCATTCACGAAGTGCTTGGACTTTTTCTTTTGGTTTAGTTTTGTCAAGGATAGTGGTTACGCTTGGAACAATATCGCCAGTAGGAGTTTGGTAACGACGACCAACTTCGGTTTCTTTGCGCACAATTGCTTTATACTCATATAGCGAATTATGCTTTACATAGGAATTTGCCATTCTTTAATTATAACACAATCTTAAGGATTGTCAAGTTAAATTACCAACTAATTTGCCAACTGATATGCTGACCATCTGTCGAAACACGGCTAACAGTATATCCCAAACGAGCAAAATTGTCTAATACAGATTGCATTGAACCACTTGCCAATGCGTTAGAAACGCTTGTTTGCCAAGCGTTATAATAATTGGTATCAATGGTCATTGGTGTTCCAATAACAACATTGCCAGCAAAAGGCGTTTGTGTGGTATTTGACACAGTTACATTTATATTGCCAGCATTTACTGCCTTTAAAATATTAATATTCAAAAGTGCAATTTCAGTTTCAACAATTGAACTATCTATACTTTGGATTCTGGCATTGGTTGCTGTAAACATATTATTTTTCCACTAATATTTAGGATACACTTTTACTTTTTGTCTTGCCGCCTTCTTGACGTTTGCGTCTACCAGCACAGTGTGCTTTTTGACTAAATCCTTTTGGATGACTACAATTTATACTTTTTTTGTATTTTTTACTCCATGCCTCTTCAATCTTTTGCATGGATTTTTTAACTTTGTATTTCTTACCATCTACGATAAAGTAATCAAGACCGCGTTCACGTGCAGTTCGTAGTGCACCACTAAAAGCATTTCCTTCACTTAAACTTAAATCATTATCAACAGCTTGTAAATGTGCATCATTGAGTTTATCCAAATCGCCTTCATTTCGCAATAGTTTAAAGGCTAAGTTTTCAACGCCAAACTCACCTTCATTTTCTAATCCACTTTGACGCAACTTTTTGATGCGTTCTTTAAGTCTCTTGATTGTATGTCTATCACCACTTTCAACGGCTTGGTCAATTTCAGCGTGTAAGTTTTCAAACTTATCTTGTATGTTTGTTGTATCAGGATTAGCAACTATTTTCTTTGGAAACTTTACCCAATTGTCATTGTATACACTATAAATTCCGTTGCTGATATGTTTCTCATCGCTACGTTGAACATAGACTTCTACTGCATGACCATAGATGTTAATATCATGCTGATCATTAAACGCACCTTTTTTTGCCATAAACAATTGGTCAAGGTCTGCTTCACATGGTCCTTTCGCATCTGCAACAAGATGCAAGTCTATATCACTGTTACTATTATAATTGTAACTGGCATTGCTGCCGCTGATAGTAATATCAGTGAGTTGTAAATCAGGAATGTTTATAAAATCAACAAATGCTTTTGCAATTCTGAATAGCGCAAGACGCACTTCTGGCTTAAGGCGATTGTTTTGCCATAAATCAGGATTTAACTTGTCATGGAATTTTGTAAGTTGTTCTAAATCACCAATGCGCATAGTGTATTTAGATTAAAAACGTGCTGCTCTTGCAGCCATTTTATCAACAGTTGCACGTTCTGGACTGCGACCATCGGCAATATCTACTTCTGGTTCTGCTGTTGGTTCTGCACCCATACCCATGTCTGGATTCATATCCATGTTTGGTTCTGGTGGCGGTTCTTGACCAATATCTTGGTCTCCAAGATTTTCATCTTCATCTTCACTGCTACCAATTGTCAATGAATCTTCATCATAGCTGCCGATTAATTCATCAAGTGCTTTATATTTTTTCTTAAGACCATCCAATGTGCGCCAATCAAATGGATAACCTGCATTGTTCATTAAGTTGGTGACATTTTGCATTGGAATTTTTGCACCAGGTTCTGTTTTACTTTGCAAGAATTGCAAAATTGTCATCAAGGTTCCCACTTGACTACGAACAAAGTCTGGTGCAACTTCCAAGAGTTTCATTATTAAACTCTCTTACCGCGACCTAATTCGGCAGTTCCACCAGTTGCACTATCTGCTGTTGCTAAGTCTTCGCCGCCATCGCGTGGTGGCATTGGTGCTTCACTACCTTGTGCATTCATATCGGGAGCAGCACCCATATCCACACCACTCATATCCATACCACCCATATCTGGTTCGCCCATAGATGGTTGGTTATAAACGCCACGTGCTGCATTATCTAATGTGTCACGAGCATGATTTGCAGAGTCTAATAAACCTTGCAAGACTTGCTTGGTTGAATCATTAAATGAAGTAGCTTGTTCCATACCAATTTCGTCTTTCATAGCACTTACAAGTGCTGGTAGTTGTTCATTCTGCATATCGCTAATTTTTGCAACGATATCCTGCACTGTATCAGCAAGGTCACGTGCTGCCATAGTAACACGAGCCTGTTCAATTTCACCTTCTGTAAGGGCTGGTGGAAGTTGATAGCTTTCATTCTTTGCCATCTTTGTAGCAGTTGCATACATAACTTCTTTGCCACGCTTGCCATAACGCTTTTCAAAATCACCGCTGCGCTTTTTAAGAGCCTTTGCATAATGCTCACGCTTCTTTAATTCTGCTGGTGTTAACTCACGCTCATTAAGAGTTACCATGCAATAATCATTAATTGCTTGAAGTTTTTCTGCAATAATTTTACGACCTTGTGCCATTTCATTTTTCCATGTTTCTAGAACTTTTGATACCATAACCGCTTCCATATATTGTGGGTTACGTTCTGCATGATGAACTTGTGAACTCTTGCGAATAGTGTTCATTTTGTTTTGTAGTGTTGACAACATAGAATTGACAGCACCTTCTTTAAGCTGGCCAAGATTTAATTGCCACTTATAAACTTTTGCCAACTGTTGATTAAGTTCGCTGGCAGATAAATTATTAAACTCATTCACAAACATCATGATGTCCTTGTTTAAGTTATTTATTGCAAACCGAGACTTTTTTCTAATTCTCGCAATTGCTGATCTAATAACTCAAGGTCATTCTTTGTTCTACTAAGCCTATCAGCTAAAACTGCATTATTTGATTTTTTAATTCTTATTGAATAATTGTTTTTGTCTTCTAAACATATATCTAATTGCTGATCAAAACCATACATCTTGCTGCTGTCTGCACTTCTTTTTTTGCTTATCAATGCTGCATATAGAATAGCAATTCTGCGTTGTCTAAAACTGGAAACAGTTATTTTATCTTTTTCAACAACCCACTGACCGCTGTTTTCTTTAACAAAGATATTATTGACCATAAAACCATTACGCACTGACTTTACAACAATCACGCCTTTTGTAGGCAGTGAGTTGTAAGAATCAGTGATAAATTGCGTAATTTTGTTGAAGTTGTGTTTTTCGCTGTTCATATTGTAATTATAGATGACAGCGTGACACTTGTCAATTAAATATGCGATTTTGCAATATAAATTACAAGTCCTACAAGTGTAGTTAATAGTGAGCCAATAATGCCAACGCCAATGCCAACGAGTTTTTTGTAAGCCAAAGTTTCTTTTTCGATCAACATAGATTTGATCTCGCTGACTATGGACTCAACTTTTGCAAGTCTTAATTCCATAGTATCCATTTTATTCTCCATTTTATCATAACGCTCTGCACAAAGATCAACATGTGCTTCCAAACTTTCGCGTTCGTTTTTATAAATGGTAGTCATACTAATCCCCACAGAGCATTATTATTTAATAATTGATTTCATCAATAAAAGGCTGATATTTTTATTTATAGTATCAGTTAATATAACTTTAAGGGGCATTTTGATAGTTTCATTAAGTCCGCATATAATTGGAACATGATTTATAATTTTTTCTAATTCACTTGTATCGCTTGTTTTGTTATCTTCAAAGTCAAATATCCATACATTATGAAATCCACTATAGGATTCTCCAAAATTTAATCCATCCACATCACGATAGATTTTTTTTGGGTAACCCAATACTTCAAAATCAGAATATAAACTTATTGATTGTAATAGACTTGTCCAATTTTTATTAATACTAATTTCGTTTCCCAAATCTATTAAACTAAAACATCTTATCATATTACTATATAGACAATAAAAAAGGGTGGGAAAAATCCCACCCTCTAATAGGTTGTATCCCACAACTGGTATTAGGAACCAGCGTATGTGATACGGAAACCGTTGTTAACAACAACTGAACCACTTGCGTTAACGTTGTTGTTACCATAGTAACCAGCACCGTTACCACCGTTGCGGATCATGCTCTGAACAGTAGAAGCAATACCTGCGTCAGTTGATGAAAGACCTTCTGCACCTTCAAGTAGAAGTGAAAGGTTGCCGTTAGTGTTTGCTTCAACTTGGTAAGCAAGAATTGTAGTGTTTGCAGCAATTGCCTTTAGAATGCCTTCAACTGCATAGTTAACACCAAGTTCTGCCTGTAGGTTAGCCTTGTTCAAGCTACCGTCTTGAATAACGATTGCAAGAGCAATTGGGAACTTACCAATAAAGCTTGCACCTGCAGCAGTTGAGATAAAGCCCTTGCCGTCACCGACAGCACCGACTGAACCATTTACACGATAAAAATCTGCCATTTTATTTCTCCAAAAATATGCGTTATTATTACGCTAAAGGTATTTATGTTTTAAGGGGGAAATAACACAATAATGGTATTATTTGCTTTCGTTTATTTTACGAAGTCCACGAACAAATTTCTGCGGTTCTTGTGTACGTATGCTATTCAATAAACGGCGTTCTAATTCTTCTGCTTCTGGTGTATCATATGTTTCACGAATTTGATTAATCAAATTAATAGCACTGTTGATGATATGATTGGCACGGCTTTCTAAAACCAAACCATTATTTTGACTAACAGTCATTGAACTAAGTTCGTCAAGAATAGAACGGGTTTGTTTGCGCAAAATAGTAGTACTCCAAAATTATTTAGGGTTTTTTAAGCTGTTTCCAATTTACCACAAGTAATGTCGCACTGTATTAAGCGACCATCTTCTATACTTGTTTTAGTCCAAGCCGATTCAACTTTACTGAACCAACCTATAGCTTCTTCAAGTGTATTTTCATGTAAACTATTATTTTTAACCAATGGTGCTATTTGTTTATTAATAAATCCGTGCCATCCTTTATTATAAGAATGAGGTGAAAATCCTGTAAAACAACATGGATAAACTCTGCCATCGGCTGCAATATAAATTGATCTTTTATTTTTTGTGCCACAACTTATTGTTCTATTTGGATCATAAGGCGGAAAGTTAAACTTGTTGTCTGGTTGACCATGAAACTCTATTATTTCTTCAATATCAGTGCTTGCATTCCAATCACCCATAACATGCACTAAATTCCCTTTACGATCAAAAACTGGTCCACTATTTCTACCATGATCTTGTAAATTAAAA